TCGGCATGTCACGGGAGCACCAAAGAACTCCCAGTTATTCAGACTGTGACACCCATCCACAAACAGGCGAAACTCGTTAAACCCAGCACGACGCATTGACTCGATCGTGCGAGGCAGCATCTCGCATCGTCTTTCTGGAACTGTAGTTACGCCGACAGACCACTTCATATATAAGGCCCCTGACAGACCCCTGGCCAAAATTAACCAAGGGTCTGGGTCTCTTCACTCCCTGGTGCACCAGCGACATCACTCCGAAGGGGTGAACGACACAACCTCAATCTTGGTTCAACTGGTTTTGAGAGAATGTTGCCGGGCCTGATAAATAGCCTCGTCGACAAGCTCGGAAATCGTCGGAAGATTGAAGTTTCGAAGCATCAAAAAACCGATCTTGACTTTCGCCAAAACGCCAAGTTGGCCAAGGCGATTCAGTTCGTCTGCCTGTTCTTTGAGGCGATCAATGATCTCTTTTCGATGCTGGTAATTCTCGACGGGAGTCCAGCGATTCATCTTGTCGATCCACTCTTCGCAGTTGCATCCGGTTCGCACCTCAATGCCAAACCGCTTGAGCAGTAACGCCAGGTTTGTGCCAGCGTACCGGCCCATAACTGGATCCGGGACGTTTCCAACAAGGCGTTCCTTCACAGCCCTCAAGATTGGCTTCTTGACGTCAAGTGCCGGAACAGAGATTGGTTCTGGAAATGGATACGGAGCAATCCCCCAAGATCTTCTGTATTCGTTCACGCCGTGCCTGCCTTCAATCGGCAGTCCACCTTCCCCGCGACAAATGGCCTTCCGCCTTCCAGTCAGTTTTTCGCATTCCGGAAAATCGTAATCCATTTCAGCGATCCTTCGTTCTATGCTTATGGGGAATGACAGTCGCCCTTCAAGGAACATCGCAAATGAAGCTTTTCAGATTCACTGCCGCTTTGGCCGGCCTTGCGTTCATGCTCTCTTTTTTGTCAACCGCTGGCAACTCGTGGGAAACGCGAACTGACAACGGGTTCGTAACAAAAACTCGCCTTCGAGACGGCGAGTTCGCCGAAGAGATCGTCTTTGACAAAAGCGGCCGGAAGATCCTTCACCGATTTTCTGACATGCAGAACAGGTCTCACATCGTTTCGTTCGACCCTCAGTCTGGAGAGGAATCGTCGCACTCCATTACGCGGTAATGTGAATGCTGAGTGAGTCCGTGTGACCGCTGATCCCGGATGGATCGCATGTTGGGTAGCATGCCATCACCATGCTGGCCAGCGTTGGCTTCGTCCACGCCAGTTCAAATGGATCGCAGTTCGCGCTGTCCGGAAAATCAAAATCAGTGAAATTGCCAAAAGCATCTCTGGCGGAGAGTTCAAACTGACCAGATGATCCGGCCAAAATCCATTTCACAACCCCAGGAAACTTGCTGCACGGAAGAGACGAGTTCGCGTTAATCCACGAACTTTCGCACTCATCCCAAGTCAGGGCCACTGAAAACCCAGACAGCGGGGGGCAGGTCGTGTCGAAAGACATATGGACAACCCCGGGTAATGCAAAGCACTCCGGGCACGATGGAGAGTAGATATTGCTGTTCTTGTCACAGGAGCCGCAGGCAAGCTCTGTAACCGTGAATGCGTAGAACCCGACAGTGATCGTTTTTGTGATCATTGTCGAGAATGTTTGCGATGGCGGATCTGGGCACTCTGGTGTTTCTGGCGGGCAAGGCTTCAACTCTGGTTGCCCAATGTTGTTTGAGACGCCGTCTCCAACGCATGGGACCCCGCGAATCCATCTTGCGTCAAGTGCGTTCTCAAATCTGACAATGTCGTCGTCTAGTGCGGTGCCTGTTCCAGATCCCGTGCCGGACGCCTCTCCGATTGAGACTTGCATTCCGCAAATGCCAGAGCTTGCCGGAAGCAACGTCAACTGAATCGCGAACTCCTTGTTTCCGCATACCAAGTTCTCGCCAATCCAAGATCGCGTTTCGCAGTCCCAGGTAAAAAGCTTCTTGTCAGTACAAGAGCACAGAGGGTTCGGTGGCCCAAGAACGCTGACGCAAAACTTCTCCGGCAAACACGTGGCGCAGGAGCATGGGGAGCACGGCTCGAAGGCCACTGGATTCTCTACCACGTTTGACTTGGTGATCCTGACATCCAGAATATCTCCGTGTCCCGTAACAACAGAAAACTCCATGACAGGAATCAGGCCATCAAACACAAGCGGCTCTGGCAGCAAAGAAGAATCGACCTGAGTCGAGCATCCAGACACGCCAGTTCCAGCGTCCGGCACCAGTGTGACAGTCAGGTCAAGGGCGGTTGTCGGATCTCCGCACGAGCCAGACCCGGACCATGTTTCGCAATTGCCATTCAACCTGAAATCGTACCCGCAGCAACTGCTCCAATCTCCAGTCCCAGTGCCGGATCCACCGGCCGGAGTAATCTCTACGTTGGCGCAAAGCCAGCGAGGAAGACACCTGGCGCATCCCGCGCAGTCTCGATTCAGAATGCAGCATCCACTGCACTTCCCTTTGATATTGGCCATCAGCAATTATTCCCGAGGCAGGGAAGGGAAATGATCGACCAGTAACAAGCCCCTCCACCTGGCGGCTCCATGGAGACAGCCTTGCCTTTCAGGCCAACAAGCAACTGGGCATTGCCAGTCAGCCAGCATCCCTCGTCGTCAACAACTTCGAATTCGCCTTCAGGGATTGATCCTCCGCAGTACGCGTTGATGGCAATCGCCATCGCGGTGCACGTGTCGGACGGAGCAGTGCCAGATCCGGTCCCTGATCCAGAGCACTCGGCGGAAGTGATTTCGAACTCGATGATCTTGGCGCCTTTGGACCCGCCAATTTGCATGACCAGAACAAGGCCGGCATCCGAGTTGTACGCTCCGGCGTACCAGTACCCGCTGCCTTCGGTGGTCATGTACCACTCGCCCTCTTTGGGGCCGACCTGGGTTTCCCATGCCGTCGATGGCGCGGAACCGCTGAAATGCACCCACATCGCGTGGGAGATCGGGATGTAGGCGATCCCGTACGCGCCAGGTCCGCCGGCCGCAGTCGCCCCCTTCCCGCTGTCGATCGCGAACACCCCGTCGACGCTCGAAGGCTTTGCCGCTTTAACGGACCAGATGGTTGTGTTTGTCGCGGTGTCGACATCCAACACCAATTGAAGAACGCCGTACCGGGGAACTGCTTCCCCTGACGTGTTCAGGTATGGGATCGGAATGTATGGCGGAGTCGGCATTGATTACACCGGGGCAGCAGTTTCTTGCATGGTAAGCCACGCGTATGTTCCCTGCATCCCAGTCGATGTCGACACGGTTTGCACGATCGTCAGGACGTCATCCTTAACGACATTGGGCGACGTAACCGTCCCGTCAACCGTTGTTCGGTCTCCAGTCGCATCATTGACCGTGATTGCACCAGACAAGACGCTCGTTCCGTTCTTCTTCAGATCGAAGGTGACAGAGGCGCTGGAGCCGGATTCATATGCCATGGCATGGAACCCCTGGATCACACCTGCCCCTGTGGCGACACGAACGATTTCTGTTTTGGTGACAGGAGTTTCGTTGAACCCCTTCCCGAAATTCGTGCCGCAAACGTACGCATGCCGCATCGTTTCGCAGGGGACATCAGCCTGAAGACTGAGGTCATTCCCGACGATCGAACCTTTGACGATCTGACCGGCCGTTGTCATGCCCATGGCATTCTCCTTTTATGGAATCCCGCCGCCTGGAGCGGATTTTCCGAAGTGACTCCACTTGTAACTGTGGTTCCGCCGATTCCTCGGCGATCCATTCATCCGAGCAAAACGAGCCCGTAACATTTCCACTGAGGTGGGCAGCAGCGGCAGCATCTCGGCGTTCTGGCAGGCCATCGTACTGAATGGTGCCGGCCCGCGCATAGCGATGTTCCACTGAACCTGCCGGCAGACTCCGTCCGTGTCGATATCCTGGATATCCCGGAAGCTGAGGATATTACCGACCGTCGCACCGTACTTCTGCTCCATGTTGTCAAGCAGAAGGTCGGCTGCAGTGTCGACGTCTGCAGAGTTGTCGATCAAGTCCGAAAGAGTCGGCGTTCCCGCAGTGTACTCCGCGATCAGCGTCCGCTGAAGATAGTCGGCTCTCAACGAATCCTCGCCGTACCCACCAAGGTTTCGAGCCTTGGTGTAGTGATCCTTGACGTTCGTCGTGTTGTCGTGGATCGAGTACGCACACGTCAGGTAGACGTCCGCGAATACCATCTTCCCCTTGCCTGCATCGAACTTCGTCTCTGGCGTGTCAAACGCCACAATCCCCAGGTCTTTCATCAGGAACCATGGGGTTTGCTGCAGTTGATAGAACGGGCCAAGATTCGCGGGAGGGTTCGTAGCAGCACCATCCCAGAATGTCCCGCTGACAAACGCCTGATCGTACTTCTTCTGACCGAACACATTCGCGGTGGTCGTCAGCAAGAAATCCTTGAGTGGCAGGAACTGGGCACCGCTCGTGACAGCAATTTCTCCGGGGACATAATCCACGCTGCCGAACTGCAGGTCCTGCGTTCCGTCTGCCTGGCACGAGACCTGATACCATCGACCGACCGTTTCGAGAGCCAGTTGCCTCGCAGTCGGATCTGTGATCGCAGCCATCGTCACCAGGTCAATTCCGTCCCACCCTGATGTGTTCCCGACTCCACCCGGATTGTACGACAGATCGTAGACGGACTTGACTGTGTAGTCGACATCCATCCCGACCGGCAGGCACAGCAGTTTTGACTGCACCATTGTTCTGTTCGCGATCACGCGAATCAGTTCCGGAATCTCCGGAGGATCCACCGACACGGCCGCAGTGATCAAGTCATCGTTGTTCGGGATGACCGCTCCGCTGCCGACCGGAAACACCTTGAACGTGTTGTCCGTCATCAGTGAGATGACGTACCCACGAGATTCCAGCAGATCGGCCAATTCGTCGGCTGGTTCTTCGTATTCCCAGCAGACCTCGGGAAGCTCCGTGGATGTGATCAGTGAGACATCAGCCGATCCGTCCCCAAGCTGCGTGAAGAGGATCGTCGCCAGTTCAGCCAGCGTCTTCTGTGTGGAAGCGATGATATTCCCGCTCGGATCGCGGACGTTGTAGGCCCCCTTGATCAGCGGTGCCTTGCTCCACCTCCACCGACGATCATGGATGAGAAACACCTGAAGTCGACCACCCCTTGTCCGCACGCTGAGCGTCGACGAATCACAGAGAGCGTTGGTCCACTCCAGCACCCGAGTCGTCGATCCAAAGCGAAATGTCGCTGTGCCGGAACAATCTGGAGAGCCGGCCTGCGGAATTGCGTAGAGCACGGCTGTTGACGGTCGCACGCCGAGAACTCGAGAGACCGTCGCTCGAATGGGGTATGTGACACCAGGGAACGTCAGTGTCCCGGAGATTTCAGGAGTGCTCATGGCGACCTCAGAACGGGTTGAACGGGCTCGTCATCAGCGAAGCACGAGACCAGCACTTGTATCGCCACGCGATTTTGAACCCCGTGTTTTGATTGATGCCCCACGAGATAGGCGTATCAATCTCCAGGTCGACTGATGGGTGGTCATAATAGACGCCTGGTGTCACCTGCCAAATTGGAGTTGCAGCAGACGGTGTCGACGTCAACCCAATTGCGTACCCTGACTGAAATGCCCACCATGGAGTTTTTAGTTGTGTTTGCTGGGCCTGCACATCGCCGACCAAGGATCCTACCGGGATAATGATTGGTCCAGTGTCGCCGATGCCGTGGATTGACTCTCGGTACTGAATCAGATCAGTGTCAGACGCCGCCAAAATCCGGCCATAAATCCGAGCCTTGAATGTCCGGCGGAGCACAAGTTCTGCACCAGAACCTCGAACTCCATCGAAGCCACGACTCCACTGAAACATTCCAACGTGCGTTCCAGACACGCAGTCCGCAGACCGGAGTGAATGGTACAAGGTGAACACCAGATCGCCGCCATCAACCATCGCATTCTCGATCGCGGCCATCTTGGCTTGAACAGCCGCCGTGTTTGCGCCGTATGCCGCCCCTTCGATGTACCAGTCGTGATCGACGTACGCGCGACGATTCGTCCCGCCCAGGCGTGGCGTGCGAATGATCGTGAACCAGACTGCGTTCTCGTCAAACCCATATCCGTTGTAGAAAAACTGCGGCATCAGTACACCCTCCCGATAAGGGTTGTCAGCATAGCCTGTTCGTTCATGTAATCCATGACGACGGCTTCTTGGTCGTGCCGCATCGCGTCAAACAGCGGGCCGACTTTCCGCGCCAGTTGATTCGCCAGATCTTCCGTGGCCTTGAAGCTCTGGTCGTATTGCGATTCCACAACCTCCTCGTGCTGGTAGTTGTCTGGCGAGCCGATCTCCGCCTCTGGGACTTCAGGGAGAGTAATATCTCCCTGAAGTCCTGCCGGCATGTCGTATTCCGCGTCCTGCGGAACTTCCAATGGGGCCAATGGTTCATTGGTGACAGGCGGATTGGACAGAGGCGCAGCGCTGGCCGACGGCGCTGTCGGCTCTTGCGGAACGTCCACTTCACTGACTGGCAAGTCAGGTTCTGACTGAGCTTGGATTTCAACTGCCGGCTCGCTCACTGGTTCCGGCGATCCAATGTCCGCGACCGGCTCGTCTTCTGCCTCCACCTGGTCCACGCCGGTGGGATCCGTTTCCGGGGACTCAGGCGCCTCGACTTCAGCGACCGGATCGTCTGGGGCAGCGTCTGACTGCATGTCGGTCACAGGCTCGTCTTCGACGGAAGGTGAATCCACGTCTTCGGTTGCGGACTCTGGAGTATCCACGGTGTCGATCTCGGTCACCGGGGACTCGGGCTCTGACAAGCCGTCGAGTTCTGGAGGCGACTCTTCAGGCGCCGCCAGCGGTGCGTCAGCGGTGGATGACGCATCCGCTGGAACATCGCCCATCGATGTGGCGGCATCGTCGGGTGATGTAACGGACACCTGAGAGACGTCGGGGGGCGACACAGAATCCATCTCTGGCAAGTCTACACCCGGAGCCGGCGGCTGATCCACATCGAGAGTTTCCACTTCTGGAGACTCGACCTGTTCCGGATTGACCTGTTCCTCCGCCTGAGTGACTTCCTCACTGACAGACTCCTGGGAGGGCGCAGCGGCAGCGATCAACTCTTCCTGCTCAAGCAGGTCGAGGGCTTCCAACTCGTCGAGTTGTTCGCGGACGCTTTTCATTGTTTGACCTATCTCTGGAAATCTTCATCGACAATCTTGCCGTCTCGAACGAGAACGACCTGGCACGTCGGGCAGATTCGCTTGATCTCGCGAGCTTGCCCAGGCTCGTCCTCGTAGAACTTGATGATCCCCATCGTCTGAATGATGAACGCTTTCCAGTGTGGTGAATCGCCGTGGAACCAGATCGGACGCAGATACAGAACCCGCTCGGCGCCAACCTGGCGAATCGTGTTCGCCCAGTCATCCGCTTTTCGCCCAGTCACGAAGATGTAGTTCTCTTCGGCAGGGCGAAAGCCGCTCAGGTAGGTCCCGTCCAAATCACACCCAATCATGTTTCATTCCCTTCCGTCGATCGCGTTGTGAATGACGATCGGTTCCTCCAACGGTTGACCTTCGTGGACCCATTCGATTGTCGGTTCGCATGGACATGTAACTTCGTCCGCGCTTTCTTCAGTTCGATGCTCGATCAGGTCTTCCAACGGGTAAACGTGAATTGTCATTGCTTCGCTCTCTGTTTCTGGCGGGCCTCGACCTCCTTGATCGCAGACCTGATGATCCTCGCATTGCTTTGTACGATCGCATCGCATGGGAAAACACCGCTCGCGTCGCACAGTTTGAAATGCCTCCAGGCCCATCCATTTGCCGTGTTCAAGGATCGCTGGTTTTCCGGCGTTCCTTTCGGGCACCCAAATTCTGTGCGGCACGAGGGTAAAGCAAACTCGGGACGCAACTCCTTCTCGCCGGTGGAATTTCTGATCTGCACTTCGCCGCTGGAAAGATACCAGAACTTTTGGCAGTCGGCACAGGAACGTCTGGCAATTTCGGGTGCCGTCAGATCAAGGATCACCCCCTCTCTCAGGTTCTTTGCCCATGGTCCCTCCACTTCCCTCCACACGTCTCCACTGGCATCCACAACGGTGCCGTAGAGGAGATTCAGCACGTGCCCGTACGCACCTGGGTGTCGCTCGCGAATGAATCGCATTCCGTTGGGGTAGACGCCATCCAGTCCCCACGACACGATCTGCTTGTTGTGGAACTCATCAATAGCTCGCTGAGACGTCTCTTCGTCCAGCCACGAGATTTCCCATCGCCACCGCTTCCGGTCTCCGGCATTGGCTGCCAACAGCGGGCGATAGATCATCCGCACATCGGCAGAACCGACTGAGATAACAGCCCGGCGGTTGTATCCATCCAGGATCACTGGCGCCTCAACTCAAGAACCGCACCTTGTAGGATGCCGTGTTGAACAGGTCTGCGATCTCGTCAACGATGTTCTGCAATTCCGTGTCCGCGCCGACAACCTTCCGGTCGCGATTGATGCAGTGCATCATCTTGTCGATGAACGACACGGCGTCGGCCGGCACGCTGAACGCGCCAGAGTATTCCGACACAATCCCGTTCTTCCCCTGATAGGACTCGATCAACTCGTCCACAAGTCCAGGCAACCCCTTGTAGACCTCGTCCAGCGCCAAGTGAATTGCGACGGACTTGGTCTGAAGATGCAGGATGTGGGCGATCGTCGCTGCGTGGAGGAGTTCCATGAAGAACTCCCCCACCGGCGTTCGCTTCGCACGAGTAAGCTCTGGCGTCGCCATAGTTGGCTCCGATTACGTGGCGTCGTTGACAATCGACAGAAGCGGGGTCACTCCGCTGGCAAATCCGCGAAGATTGATTGGGAGGCGAATCCAGTCCTTCTTGTTGATCGACGGATCCGAGGCAATCAGTTTGGCGTTCGCGACCGTGAAGATCGTCCGGTAGGTGTTCGCACCGACCGTTCGCTGCAGGTCAATCACCAGGTCATCGCCGGAAACATCCCCGCCCATTGGCGTTTCCAGCAGATCGTTTGTCGAATCGCACGTCGAGTACAGGGCGTTCGTAGAGAACGTCAGTTCGTGCTTCGTCGGGCACAACCGGGTTGCATTCACGCTCTGGTTGTATTCGCGAATCACACCGTAATCCATCGCCAGGCGGAACATGGGGAAGTATCGATCCGCTCCCATGTAGGAGAACCGCGTGACAGAAGCCGATCCGTCTGGGTAAGGATAGGCGTATCCTTCAACCATGGCAGGGCTGGTTTGGCTGAGGAAGAACGTGCCGGCCGACGCCGACGCACGGGTTGTACCCATCCATCCGACGTCCAGAAGGATTGGATCACTGCCCTTCTGCCCGGTCACAACCCAGTCCGTCACCACGCAGTTTTCGTACGTGATCTCGTTCGAGCCGGCTGGCCCAACAGTCATCACGCAGGCTGGCAGGGAATCGCCGAGGGTGAACGTGTCTGTCGGGCTCTGGGTCGCACCAAAGCACGGCAGCAGAATGTCGTTCTTTGCTGCGGTCATCCACATTCGAAACCGACCTTGGGCGAACAGCATGCCCTCGGCCACGTTCTCGCCGGTGGGATCAAGCGTGCCGCGAATCGACTTGTCGCTCCCGTCAACGATGGACTTGACGCTTTTCGAGACGAACTGGATGAAGTCCATTCGCGTCGGCGTGTCGCCCATCAGCCCAAACGCAAATTTCGAGAGGGCACCAACTCCGCAGCATCCTACGTCAGCCATCTTGTCACCTACCTTACGTTACGTTGAGCCACGGGTCATCCAGACTTCCACGGTGATGTGGATACCAGCTACAAAGTTTTGCTCGCGAAGCCAAATCTTCTCGTCCACAACATCGACGTTCACAGCCCTGGACAGCACGTGCGGGGCATCGATCCGCGACATGCAGTTGAACTGAAACAGCCGACAGACTTGCTCCTGCCACTTCCAGTACGTCTGAAGATTCGCCTCCAAATCCCAGTTGTCGCTATCGACGATCTGTGCGAGGAAGTGGTACACATAGGCATCGTGTGCCACCTCCCCCTTGCCTGGATCAAACGGCTCCGAATATGGCGTGGAAAGAATAATCCCTGGGAACACGGGATCAAACTTATTCTCTTGATTGATCTCGCGAGTTTTGACGGCCACCTTTCGGAAGACAATCGAACTTGGCTTGATCGGATCGCACCTGTCTGGCGCAACCGGCGAGAACGTGACGTCCTGTCGGAGTGCCCGCAAAATCTCCTGCATAATAGCCATTCGGTACGAACCTGTCATGGCTGCACGATCCCTCCGTAGAAGACCGCTTCGCCAAGCCCGATCTGAACTTGTGGCATAACAGACGCAGCAGGATTGAGGCGAGCATCAGCCGCCCTTGCCTCTGCCCATGCGGCCTGGACTTCCCCATTCTTGATTCGGATCGCGTCGCTGGTCGCCTGCTGATTCTGCATCAGGCGGTACTCGCAGAGTCGATCGAAGTAAGACTGCATCGACATCTGCTCAAGATCGATTGGATCGTCCACGGAGTACCGCCCCGTCGTGGTCGCGGTCTGCATCGGCGTCTGAAGCTCCAGATGCGTGTCGTCCGTGCGTGACGCGACGAGATGCTCCTCGATGTAGGGGTTGTCACCGCACATCCCCGTCGGAACTGTGGTTGGGTGGAACCGGAAAACGCAGCCCGACGACAGCCCGGCCGGAAGAACTCCGTCAGTGACAGTCACGGTTGTCCCGCCAACAGTCGTGGTGACTTGCCCGGTGGAATACGCCGTCGCCAGCGACCTTGGGCGAGGCTTTGCCTGGTAAATCAAATCGAATGTCCTGGCGATGTCAGGTGGAGGAGCAAATTGGATATACATCCGCCCAGATCCACCGGCGCCCAGGATCGTGAAATACCACGATGTTGTCGGCGAGAACCACCACTGGGTCTGCGACAGCATTTGCTCTGGCGTCAGGTACGCCACCCGCCAAAGCCGCTCGAGTTCTGTGATGCCCCGCAACTCCATGAAGTCACTCGGCAAAATGTATTGCGTCTGGACAATCGCGTACGACGTCCCGGAAGCAATGTCTTCGACTGGAGCACGGCCCGACAAGAGGACAAGATGAGTGCCATCCGTTCGGGTTTGAACCGCGTAGACATTCCGGTTGATCAGCACCTCGCAGGAAACTGCGTTTGCCGGGAATGTCCCTCCAGTCAATGTGAGCGTGCGAGTCGATGCAGTGTACTGGATTGTCCCGGTCGAATAAGACGCGGACGTGTTGATCTGGGTCCTGCGGCGCAGGTAGTTCCACGAACTCTTGCTTCCAATGTCGCGATACGCAGCAGTCACCGCGTTGGTTGCCAAGCGGACAATGCGGTCCCCGGCGTTCGACTTGAACGTGAAGGAGTCAGCCAACTGCTGGATCTGGTCTTGGAATGTAATCATGGTTTGTGCCCAATCATCCGCCCGACAGGGACCCACTGGGATCGATCGGCTTCTGCAATTTCGAACTGATCCTTGGTGAACGTCCCTGTTTCGTTGACCTCAATCCTCTTGGCTTTGATTACCGTGCCGTCATCGTTATCGACGACGGCACGCGTCAACCAGCCCTTCTCGATAATGGTGCCGGCACTGAATGCCACGGCTCACTCCGGAACGCCAATCTTCTTCTTTCGGTCCGAGATGAACTCCTCACGAGCCGCTCGCTCTCGCTTCTGCTTGTTGATCCGCTGCTCTCGCTTGGCCTCAATTTCATGGATCCGGCCATCGTCCCTCGTGCGAAGGTCCTCGCTCGACATGCCCCGCTTTTCGCACACCTTTCGCCACTTGTCAGGGCTCTCGCCGTTGTGAATCCACGCGTCGGGATCTCCGCCTCTCCGATGGTCTGCGACAGTGCCGTTGTATCGACTGTGCTCGTTGACTGGAATCCCGGCCTTTCGAGCAAGGTTCCGCATCAACGCGTCGTAGTCAGCCCCGCAGGTTTCCTTCAGGGATTTCATCCCGACGAAGTGGTTGGTTGCTGTCTCCAATCCTGGAGCTTGTCGAGTGGCAAGGATCGACGCCATTCCAGGCGACTGCCCCTGCTCAATCAAATCGCGGTATCGATCCAAAACCTCCTCTGGCTCACCCACCATGCAGACTGGAATCGAGATATGTTCCCTTGCCGTCTTGTTCATCGCCAACCGCGTACCCATTTCCCCTCCTCACGAACCTGCAGACCGAAGCCCGCTCATCATCATCCTGGACGCATTGATCATGTTCGAGCGGCGGGCGTCCGCTGCCGCCTTCTCGTCAGCATGTGTCATCGACAGTTGGTGCGTTGCCTCCGCTTGCCGGGCCTGCTGCTTGGCCTGCCACAACTGAAGCGCCAGTTGGTGCCTTGCCTGGTCCTCGCGGAGCCTGGCCGCTTGGGCGGCTTGCCGCTCCTTGTTGAGAAGGTCCTGATTTGCCTGCTTCTCTTTCAAGGTCATCTGCTGCAGTGCCGAATCAAGCTTGGTCGCGTTTTGCATCGAGGCCGCGTCTGCCTTGAGTTCCGCCTCGTGGAACTTCAGCATCATCTGATGCTCTGCCTGATCTTTCTTCAGATTGGCCTCTTCCTCGCGGAGCATCATCTGGTGCGTGGCTTCTTCTTGCTTCAACTGCATTTCCTGCAGTTTGACCTCTTCCTCCACTTCGCCGCCCTGAAGCTCGTGGTAGATTTTCTGCGTCTCCGCCTCGGTCTTCGCAACCTCGGCGTTGGCCTGATCCAACTGGGCCTGCTGCATGGCCTGTTGCATCTGGAGAGATTCGCTGTCTGGCTGTGGCATCGGAATGAGGAACTTCGAGACGTCGATGTCGGTCGCCTCTCCAATCGCCTCCCAGAATCCGTTGAGCGGAGTTGGGTCGTTGTGCTGTGCCAAGTGCCCGGCGAGGATCGGAACCAAAACCTGCTGCATTCGATCCAGCATCTGAGCGTCGCGATCCTTGTTCGGTCGCGCGATCTCGGATGCCTCGACAATGCACTGGGCACCGCGAAGGATGGCTTCCGGGTCTTCGTTTGTGACGAGCATGTCCCATGCTGGCATGCCGAGCGGGCCAAGCTGCTCCTTCAAGTCCGAAGACTGGACATGGCTCCACGCACAGAACATCTCCAGGTCCGCAATGGCAGACTGCCATTCGGCCACACACTTCCGCATGTACTCCGGTCGCAGATTCACGCTGTTCTGCCGGCCTTGGTATTCCGCCGCAGAACGGGGGTTGGCTCCGGCAGATTCCCCATACAGCACCGGAGACATCCCGGTTCGCTGTTCGATCAGATGCTCCAAAAAGGCAATCGTCTTTGGGACATCCTGATTGATCTCGGGCCGCTGCATGAACTGGATGATCTTCTGGACGGAGTCGAAAATAGCCTGTCCAGATGGATCCATCTCCACAACCAGCGGACTCTTGCCAGAGTCAATCAAGTGCTGGAGATTCTCGACCATCCCCTTCATGACGCCGATGATGGTCTGCCGATTATCGTACGCCGTCTGAACATATGCAGAGATCAGGATGTTCAGTGCGGTCAGTTCGCCAATCGCCGGCGACAGTGGCGGCTCTGGCCAGATGCTGTTTGCCGTGTGACTGTAGAACGACAACTTCGTGATTGGCCACTTGTCGTCTCGCCAATATTCGGTCGGCCAGCGAAGACGCTCCTGGACCCACTCCACCGGGGCTCCGGGAGGCTCCTCGCCAAGCTCCTGGGCTTCGCTGAAGATCCCGCCCATCAATTTACCCGAAGGGATATTCAACGGGTAAGGGCACCCCCACGTCACGCACAGGTACGCTGCATTGCCGTCACAGGCTTCGTCGAACTCCGGTTCGATTTCCTTGCGGGTCCCGGTCAACTGGTTTCCGCAGCCGGCTCGAGAGTAGATCTCGAACCATTCAATCAGATCCTTCTTCGATTCACCCATCTCTACTGGCGATCGCTCTGACCCGCGTTGCCATCGAGCACTCGTCGTCATTCGCGTGCCGTATTCACGGAGAGAACCCGGCGGCAGGTCGAAGTATTGTTCGGTTTCGGTATAGGTCCACTCATGCCGGATCGCGATCCACTTGGCACTCAACCACAGCGGATCTGTGCAATCGGGATCGACAAACACATCCTTTGACGGCACGCGGACGGACTTCACCAACGTGCGATCTGACTTCGGGAACTGGTACGGCTCGGTCATCATGAACGCCGCACCGTAAAGCAGCACGTCGTCCAAGCACGCGTTGATATGGCTCGACAGCCCACCTGGCTGCTCCCTCGGGAAGTAGTTCAGCGCGCAGTGCATGAGCTTCGCTCGCATCTGGTTTCGCTGGTTCATCATCGCCTGCTCCCCGGCAAGCGATGAAGCGTATTCGATGGCAGCGGCCGTCTGCGGATCAGGCTCTTGATCTGGTGGCAACTCTGGAATGCCGAACAGGGCCATTGGGTCCAGTTCCAGCATCTCGTGAGGGATCACCTTGCGTGCAGCCAATTGCCAGAACAGCATTGGCTTCATCACAGCGACGTACTCGAAAGCTTTCTTGATCGTCAATTGAAATTTGGGTGGGACCAGACCTGTTGTCCCACCCATGAACTTGCTCATGTAGTTTGGAGTCCACATGAAGTTCGCCATGCCCGAGTAGAACTCTTCTACCTGCTTGCAACGATCGTTGTACCCCTTCTTGCTATCGATCGCGCGACGCAGCAACCCCTCCCACACTTTGCAGAGTGGCGAGGTCACGAAGTGGTATCGGTCTGTCGAGGTTGCCATTCAGGTCACCTGCAAGGTTACGCGGGCTGAGCATCCATCTTCTTTTGCAGTCGCGGCTTCTCGGTCGACTCGACCGGCTTCTCGACCGGCTGGTTCTGCATGACAGCCGACTCTTGAGAGACGGCTTGCATGAGCTTCCAGCGAGTGTGCGTCCATGCCCCGTGCTTTGCGGCCAGCAGAGGGCTGTCGATCAATGATTGATGATCAACCGGCCACACGTTGTTTCGAACAGTCGCCTGCCCGGTTTCGATGTTGTAGACATTCAGCGACAACATGTTCTTGTTGTGCACGCGGAGAACCAACGCCGGACACGGATCGCCGTCAACCCGGCCACCTGGATACCAGTGCACAAAGTCACCTGGAACAACCGTTACTTCGTTTGACATGAAACATTGCCTCCCACCGCTTGAAAAACAGACCCCTGGCAAAAATTAACCGAGGGTCATGGTCACCATCGGCTCGGAACTCCCGAGCCGCAGTACACAGTATCAGCCGACTGTGGCTTTCGCCCGATCCCCATCGCCTTCGCAATCGCTCCGGCAACAAATTTTGGATCCCTCAAGTCATCAGGCCGGCTCAACGGCGGTTTAACGTAACCGCAATCATCCCTTGAAGTAAAGTACTCGAGACATTGCGCTAGGTCTATTTTCTGATATTTCGATGGCTTGTCTGTCGGGTTTCGTTTGGGGTCCTCGCCCCATCGATAAGACTCCAATTGGCTGCACAGAATCGGACATCCAAGAACCCGGAGCTTTGGCATCCCGTTGGACTTGATCATCATGGCGTTCTGCAAAACCATGATTCTCGTGTCGACGTCATCCGATCCGTAACTGAAGTGACTGCCCCTTCGCCTGCAACGCAAACCCTTCTCTGCAAAGTGCTTAGAGTAATTTTGCTCAACCGTTCCGCTGAAGCCCATCGGCTGCTGCCGGCAGGCATGGGCATCCGCGATGAAGTCCTCGAAATACTGCCCGGAAGTCTTCGCTTTTACCAGCGTGGCAACCCGTTCGGCATCGCTGTAGTGCGGGTACAACTCGTCGTACGGAACGATGAAGTTTCCCAGGTTCGGCGGAGGCACCGCCACGAACAGAACGGCCGGATTCGCGGTCCCCGGGTCCAGGATCAGGTATCGCGTCCAATCAGCAGGAATGCCGTTGACGGCGCGGACGATCTTGGCCAGTGCGTCATCGCCTTCGTTTCCTCGCGTGTCGTCTGGGGCCATCGCGCGATGAACGAACCGGCTGAAGCGAGGATAAACCCTCCACTTCTCCATGTTGACGGCACCCTCGTCACGAGCACGAGCGGTGTCTTCATCCATCGTTGACAGGGAGTAAGTACGAAGCTCACTGACGATATATGGGTTCGCGGACCCCTTGAACGTGAAGGCAAACGATCGGCACTTCGGATCACCCTTCATGTCAATTGCTCGCTTCTCCAGCGCAGCGATCGTCGCACATGGGCTCACGTCGGGCCACGACGTCCAAACCATCTTGCCGCGATGGTCCCACAAACGAGCCTGGAGTTCCGAGTACCATCGCTCGTCGGCAATCTTTTCGTCCATCCAAATCAGGTGGGCCGGGTCACCCTGCGGTTTTGCGCCTGTCGAAGCGAAAAACTCCATTCGCGTACCGTCATGCTTGAGCGTGCAGCTTGCGATCTGGTGTTCTTTCTTGTTCTCCCACGAGATGCCTGATTCGCCGCCTACCAGGTCGGCGTATCGAATCACCGGAGGAGACGGCCGCGTCTTGTCAAACGAGACTTCGTCGCTTCGCGTCGGATCGTAAGATCGCCATCGCTTGGTGAGAGGATCCAGGACGATGCGGAACAAGTTCGGCATGAACAGCAACCGGTACAGCGTCTTGCCGATATGCCGGTGGTCGTATCCGACGAGCCAGATCTTGAGGGCCTCGGACCGCCAGCGTTCTGGCCGCATGTGAACCTTGGTTCCATCGCGGAACGTAATCGGCCTGTTCAACGCACCCGCCGCGATGCAAATCGTTACCACCACTGATTTGCCGCTGTTGTGACTCACGATTCCAGCACACTCGTAATTGCCTGTTTCCGGGACTTCAAAATCCCAGACATCGCCCCTACTATGCCATGCGTAGCCGATTACATTTACGCCACTGGAGATAAATGATGCCTCGCAATGCTCGACATTTGGTTGAAGAACACGCCCACAAGGGTCTTCGAATTCCGGAGATTTGCCAGTTAACAGGGCTTTGCGCCGCGACTGTGGCAACGCACCTGAAGTCTCTTGGGGTCCCGGCCCCGCGAAGCCGTCTTGCCAAGCATCTTCCTGAGATCGCGAAAATGTATGCGTCCGGGCAGACCATTCAGCAAATCGCTGATCACTTTGGCGAGCCGCAAAAGACTGTGAACAAGGCGATGAAGGCTGCAGGAATACCGCGTCGGCGAGTCGGGCCAAAGTCGGGAAGCGAGCATCCGCAGTGGAAGGGTGGTCGGTTTCAAGACGATGACGGCTACATCCTTGTGTATGCCCCCAATCATCCATTCTGCAGGAAGAGTGGATACATTCTTGAACATCGGCTCGTAATGGAAGGAATGGTGCGCCGATTCCTTCTTGACGAAGAGGTTGTGCATCACAAAAACGATGTGAGGAACGACAATCGGCCGGACAATCTTGAGTTGTTCTCCTGCAACGCAGATCATCTCGCGGAAACCCTGAAAGGAAAGTGCCCGAAGTGGACGCCAGAGGGGTACGCACGTGTTCTGGAGAACTGTCGAAAGAACGCATCTGATCCTGCGCGGAACACCAAGAACCGTCTGCAGCCAGCCACCGATGCTGGGCAGTGACGATCATCGATTGTCCATTGGACAGAAACACTTCGTAGAAGTCTTCATACCCCTTAATGAACGGCTTGCTGGCTTTCGAGATAATCCTGCGACCAGTGCGAGGATCTCTTGACCACACATGGAAGTCGCCGTGGATACTGTCCACTCGCGTGTGCGTCTTGGTAACCGGATCGTAGATTTCTTGGCATCCGGCAAGACACCGGTTACCGCCGCCAACGAGAAACTCCAGTCCCCAGTCTCGCGAGAACTCGCGGATGAACTCTTCCTGTTGCTCCGTCGGCCGGAACATGTCGATGGCCGAGATGACGCGATCTTTCTGGTCGAGCATCACTCGGGCAGCGAGATTGTGATCAACCATTTGCCGGCTCCTTCTCGATCGTCAACACCTTGACTCCGGCCTCACCCAGAATCTTGCTGCGTACCTCTGGGTCATTCAGAAGGCTCTCCCGCATTTCCCTGCTGGACATCAGGAGTTGCTTGGCGGGCTCCATCAGAATCATCAACCGATCTTCGTCCGTGAGTTCCGACAGGTCGATCGGCTCGCCGCCGGCCTTCTCTGCTCGAAGCAAGAAATCGATGAATGTCGCAGCACCCTTTCTGGCAACCTCGACGTTCTCCGCTCGCATCGCTCGCTTCAGTGATCGTCCCACCAATCGATAGGCTTTGTCCTCCCCTCCCAGAAACTCGATGACAGCCCGAATTCCGTCTGACGATCGTGGCGATGCCTCCAGCAGAGTTCGGCGTCTCGTGGCACTGGACAGCGCCTGGGCCAGCAAGTCCGCACCACCCTGAGATCGCTCGGCCTTGGCCAACTCCCTTGACTCTTTGATGCACGCCTTGCAGTCCACGCACACGCGAACCTGGGTCTGCTCGCCCGATCCGAGTGTGCGGTACTGAAACGAATCCAGTGACTTCGCCTTCTCGCACGTCGCGCACCTTCGCATGGCTTCGTTGACGTACAGCAGGTCGTCTGGATCGCCGTGAATAATCCTGGCGGTCATTACTTCCCTCAATGAAAAAAGCCGCACGCCGCTTTAGGCAGCATGCGGCTTGACACCACAAATCTGGTTGGGCTTTACCACTGGCAGTTGGCGTATGCCCGAACCAGGTTCGACGTTCCGCCAGTATCGCCGGCGATGAACGTGCCGGCCACAACATCGTAGGATGCCGTTCCGGAGTTCACAGCAACCTGCCCGGCAGTCGCCGAGTTCTTGATCTGAGTCCCTTCCGTCACGTCGGCGGTCGACTTCAGGACGCTGGTGAACCCCTCCTTCACCATCCAGAAGTAGGCGCCGGCGGGGATCGTGTTCGAGGCCGAACCATTGATTGATGGCGGAACGTAGCCAGCGATGCTGACTCCGGTCGTGCACTTGACAACCCTGGTGCCGAAATACCCGGTGTCGAACTTGAGGGAGTTGCCTGGGGCCAAGGTCCCGCCAGAACTGTTGTAGACGAGAACCATTTCTCGCCGACCGTTCGAGTTCTTGACCGGGGATCCGCTCAAGACGTCTTGGTCATTACAGCGGCCACGCTGCCCCAGGAAGGCGGACCAATCCTCGGTCGAGTACGTGTCGAACGGGAATTGATTAACTGAAACAATGCCGTCCATCTCAATCTCCTGAATTTACTTGCTTTGACTTGTCCTGAATGAACAGCGGGTAGTCGCCTCGTTCATCGCGAGGCGACTACGTTTCAATTGGTTACGTCCAGTCCTTGTGGCACACGGTCCACTTGGGGTTCCAGCGGCTTTGGCCACCGGCGAACAGCACCCATCCGGTCGTCAAGGTGCCGGGGATCTGCTGAGGGCCAAACAACTGGTAGATACCACCAGTCACCTGTCGGGTCATGTCCATGCCCTGAGCCGCCAGCATCTGACCGCCGTCGGCGCCAGCATAGAAGTACAACTCGACAGCCTGGTCGCAGATCGAGTACGTGCGGTCGGCGGGACATTCATGGTCCTGGATGATCGCCGCGTCTTCGAAGTTGAGGACGTTGCGATAACCGAGGGACTCGGAAGCACCGTGGCCGACGACATCGCGGAACGCTTCACGCAGCTTGTCCTTGATGTCCTGGTGGCGCTGAGCACCACTGATGTGCATGGTCGGAGCCATGGATTCAATACTGACCTGCTTCAGGTCGGTATTGGCTCGAGACAACATCGCGACGCAGTGCGTACGCCACGTTCCGGCACCGGCAGCGGCAGCCGGGTCAGCCCAGCGTGCACAGTTTTCGTTGTAGAGGCGCGGCGACGTTGCGTCGTACGTCTGGCTTGGATCGCCCTGACCGTCAGGCCAGTCCGTTCCCAGCGTGGTGGACATCGGGTACGGCTTGCCGGCCGACTGACTGATGTTCGCCGACCACGAGCCACCATTCGAGCCCAGCGCCACGTTCAGACCCGCGTAGGTCGCGGAGATCGGAGGAGCCAATCGGTCGGCGTTGGTCGTCGCCAGGGACAGGCTTTTCTTGCAGAACGTGCCGATGCCCGCGATGCGGTTCGAACCCGTTCCGCCGTAGTCCATGTACATGGACTTGGCCAGGTAGATTTCCATGGCCTCGGACAGGAACCGAACTCGATCACCGAACGCGTCGACAATCTGGCTTGGTCCAGTGTTCTGGAGACCTTCCGTGATGTCCATCCCGCTGGTCGTGAACCACCATTCCGGCGTCACGGATGCAGGCAACCAGTAGTTGTCGTTCGTGAACGCAAACGTCTGGTATGCCGTATACGGCTGCGCGGTGGGAGCCTTGTATCGCAGGCGCCAATTCCAGTCCTTGCCGGTCGCATTGCGGCTGATCCGGCCAGCCTTGTCCAGCCACCCCAACACGGGACGACTTCGCAGGGTGACGTCCGTTGCTCCCTGCAGATAAGTTGACGCTTGAACTTGGCTCACGTTTGGCGTGGCAGTAGTCATCACCGACCTCCTATGAAACTTCTTTACTTACCTTCGTTGCTCGCTGACTCTCACCGCACCAATTACGCGTCCGCCAATTCCTTGACCGCCGCGTTAATTGAACTCCACTTCGGCTTGAACGCGTCGTCCGCGACCTCCATGCCCTCGCCCGGTCGGCGTTCGGCTGGCTTGTTGCCCGCGTTGTTCCGACGCTTGATGATGTCCTGGTTGAACCGCTTGGCTGGAGCAGCGGGTGCCGCCTGTGCCGCCGGAACCGCCGGAGCAGGAACTGGGGGCGGGGCGACAAACTTCTGCGACATCGCTTTCGCCATTTCCAAAGCCTTGTCTCGTGCCATTCCGTTGCTGACAAGCATCGAGAACATTTCCCCCGCCGGCGAGTAAACCTGGTCGTTGGGGTTGGTCGGCGATGGCTGGAACAACACGGTCGCGTTCTGGCTCATGAACCGGGCTTCCGCCAGATCCTCGGCCGTCTTCTGCAGGGGCTCGACACGCTCGTCCAATTGTCGTCGCAGTGTTGCGACCTCTTCGGCGAGCCTCTGGTATGCTGGCGTGTGGACCACGCCTTCATCCAGAAATGCGTACGGGTCCGTCATGAAGTTGTCGGCGATTTCCCGCTGTTGTCGCAACGCGCGGTTCTTACGATCCACGGCGTTCATGACCTGCGGGACCATCACCTTCGGCTTCCAAAGCCCCATCTTTTCGTCGAACTCAGCGTATTGCTCGTTGAGCAACTGCTGGTCAACATCCTCCAGGCGAACTGGCTCGAACCTTCGCTTCGGCTTCTGGTCGGCAGCCTGTTGCGCTGCCTGGGACTGAGCCGCTGCTTGGGCCTTCGCAGCTTCTTGGGCCTGCTGAGCTTGATACGAAGCCGCTTGAGCAGCCTCGTATTCGGCAACCTTCTTGCGAAGTTCTTCTGCCTCAGCAGCCTGTGTTCGCCACGCGACGATGTCGTCGGCAAACTTGTCAGCCGTGATGTCCTCGGGCAAACCATCGAACTCCGACCGTGCCCATGTCAGGATGTTACTCGCATCCAGAGCGGCCGGGGTGTTGGCTGGCGGCGGCGTGTCAAGGCCGGCGGCGAAATCGTCTTCTGGCGTTGGAATGTCTTCCGTAGGCATAGTGAAACCTGTGTGTTGGAACGTCGCTCCGAAGCCTGCTTTAGGACTTCGGTCCGAGCGGCTTACCCGGCTGGACAACCTTCACCGGAGTGCTCGGCATCTTGGGGGAACCGCAATTTGGCTTGCTGGCCATTTCCTGACTCCATCATCAGTTGTTTGAAGGACTTCTGTTTCTGTGCGATTCGAGAATATCTTGCGAACTGGTTTTGTCACCGCTACGATCCCCGTGATTGGTAAGTTTTGTAACTTGCGTAGGGGTAAGGCGATGTGTGAATCTGCTCAAAATGGAGTTGCAGATTGGCTGACAGCCAAGGAGGCTCGCATGCAATTTCGCGAGCCAGTATCCCAGCAGCGATTGTCGAATTGGGTCCATCGTGGCTTGCTGAATCGGTACACGCAGCAACGCGTTTACCTGGAGTGCGAATGGTTCGGCGGGCAGCTTCGTATCACCCGGAAAGCGATCGAGCAATTCCAAGAGAATTTGGAGCGGAGACCCTAGGTTAATTTTGGACAGGGGTCTGGCGGCGATGTCGGAATTGGATATATTCAGCCGAGTTATTGCCAATCCCGAAGGAGAACGACATGCCTTCTGTCAGCACGAAGCAAGCCAATTTCATGGCATGGATGGCACATGATCCCGCCGCCGCGAAGAAGATGGGCGTGAAGCAGTCTGTCGCAAAAGAGTTCAACGACGCAGACACCGGAAAGGGTATCATCGGCAAGAAGCCGGGCCAGGCCGGATACAAGCTCGTTCGCAAAAAGAAACGCTGACACTGGGGGCTCGCGAGGAGCCTTTAAGGCGTCTTGTGTTTGATGACGCTCACTCGATGGCAAACTGTGCGACGCAAATGCGTCTGGTCATTGCGGGAGTTACTCACTTGCGATGATTAGTGCCAAACCGGAAGCTATGCCGGTGTAGACCCTCTGCACCGGAGATGCCTTTCACCAGGCTTGCCCACTGGCTCCGAACCACAGACGGGCAAATTATTCAGGAGAGAATCGTGGGCGAACGCGTTGAACTGGAATCGTCGGCAATCAAGGCTGTTGAGCACAGCGCGGCAAGCGACACCGTCACGGTGTTCTTCGCCAGCGGAGCACAGCAGACGGTTCCGTGCACCACGGAATTGTTCAAAGAGTTCATCACTTCGGAATCGCCTGGGCGATTCTGGCATCAGCGACTGAAGTCGCAAGCAAAGGTCTAAGCATGTCTCAGCAAGTATTGTCTGCAGCATTCTCGCCGGCTCGCATCAATGTGGCAGCAGCGGCCGCAACAGGACAACGATGGACCGGAAAGACTACGCTCACCCAAGTCATCATCATTGTTGCCGGAACCGCCGCAGTGACGTTCTACGACAACGTCGCTGGTGACAACAGCGGCGATGCAATCGGGGCTCTGCCGGCGACGACGAGCATTGGGCAGATCTTTCGGTTCGAGTGCCCAGCATACGTCGGGATCTCCGCAACTGGCGGAGCGAACACGCCGGGGTACGTCATCACGCACACGCCGATTACGACATGAGTGATCTCACCGCGATCCGACTCGACTGAGAGATCTCGTCGATTTGCACGCGGCGGCGGTGCTCGAGCCCATCAACAACAACGAAGACATCAGCCTCCCCGCAAGAGAGGCTGATGTCTTTTTCAGAGATCACGTAATCAGGCGCGACGTGAGACAGCGGATACGTCACTCCGTCTTTCTCCAAGAACAGACTGACATTTGCTGAATAAACAACGTCCATGCTCACGTCTCCACATTTGGCGGACCGAACGCCGCTACTTCAACTGCGACTTCTCTTCGGCGCTGTAGGAAAGGCTGGGGGCGAGGCCCTCCAAAACAGCATTGCGAGCCCTCAGAATCTTCCCTGACGTCATCTCGACAGCCATCGACGTCTTGACCTTTCCGTAAGACACTGACGTGGATTGGTCGATGCCAATGTCGCCGGCCGCGCCTTCCGCGTTGATCTCGGCGCCGAGAAACACGAACTGCCACGAGTAGGTTTCCCGCTGCAGTTTGATCATTTTGCACACGTCTGCTTGCGTGAATTCCTTGCTGGCGTTTTCCATTCCGTCAGTAAGGATCACGAACAGGACGAGCCCTGGGCGATCGGCTTCGTTCATGGCAGACAGGCGGTTGCCCGTCTTGACAATGGCTCCGCCGACAGCATCAAACAGCGCAGTGTTGTGGCGAGGAGAGAGGGTGTAGGAAAAGAAGCTCTTGATCGGAATCCCGTCGTGGACAAGGTCCACGACATCATCAAACTCGAACAAGGTGAGGCGACACTCGCCGTCGCCCTTCTTCTGTTCTTCCAGCATTCGATTCAGGCTTGCCTCGAATTGCTCGCGATTAGAGATCATGGATCCGCTGCGATCCACAACAACCACCAGGTCTGTCAGGTCTTTTCTCATTTTGAGTCCTTCATTCGTTGTTTTTCTGAACATCGTCAAACGGAACTGACGGGTTCGCGAAACCGGCCACGTCACGAGGGAGCGCCCCGGAAAACCGGAATGCCGTGGACGTCGACTTCGCTTTTCAGAACGTCAACAGCTTCGGTGACAGCGTTTCGGAAAGCGTTCAGCATGTCTTGCTTGACCGGGGTCAGGCGGAACATTCCGTTGCGATCTTCAGGCCGCACATCCAGGATGATTCCGATTTGCCGAACAGTCTCGATGGAGGCGTCATCCAAGACCTGCAGTTCGACAGCAAACGACTCAGGCCATTCGATCTTTTCGTTTGCCGTGTTCTGCGTTCCGACCTCGTAAGAGCCGGACCCCTGGCCGATGACATTCTGCTGAGACGTGCGCAGGGCTCGCAGGTCCCGGATCAGGTTGCGACGAGTGCCATCACTGACAAAGAGTCGAGCGAAATCCACTCGAAGGAGCTTCAGGAATTCAGATTGGCTCATCCCGTCACTGTCAAGTTCTTCCAAGGCTTCGTAAGAGGGAGTCTTGGTGAACTGGTACGTGGCCCGGTCGTTGCGAAGGCGATCAAAGTCATTGGTGACAATGACGCTGTCTTCACCAACCCAAATCACAGGCGTTATCGCCTCGGCTTCATCGTCTGGCTGATCCTTGTATCTGACGGCAAATGCCGCCACATCGTTGATCGAGTGCAGCGAATGGTCTCGCGCTGGCTGTGACTTCCGCATCACCTTGTGGTCGCCGTTCTTGTCCACAATGATGTAGCGTTCGCTGTCCGGACCAGGAATGATCTGGATGCTTTTGGAAACGTCGGTACGCGCAGCCTTGACCGCAGTCTCGGCGATCTCTCGGAACAACTCGACATGCGGCCAATTCCCCGCATTCTCAACGCCATCAATCATTTTTAATCCCTCGGAAAATGAAACGGACGACCGAGCTACATTGCTCGGCCTGAAATGTCACTCGTCTTCGTCGCTGTCGTCTTCGTCTTCGTCGTCGCCGCCAAACAGTTCCATCTGTTCTGGCATCTGGTTGTTGTGCGGATTGAACAGTGCCGTTTCGATGCGGCCGTTTCTGGTTTCACACAAGACACGGACGTCTGCCGTCTTGGCGACAGGCAACGCACTGCTGACTTCCACTCTTGCAGAGACGCCGTCCAATTCGAACGTGTCGACTTCCTGAGATCGGCCACCGGCAAGCTCGATCATTTGCTTGGTCTTTTTCAACGCCGGCGTGAGGACCAAGGTGATCGTCACCTTGCGTGACTCGACCTTCCCGCCGTCACGAAACGGGTATCGACCAATATTGTCCAGGGTTTCGCGGATGGCGCCATCGACGCGTCGCTCCACGGTTCCGCTGTCCATCTGGCCAAGGTTCCGGAATTTCAACTGCGGAAGATTGTCCTTGAGTTCCTGCTTGACTGTTGACACAAATACTCTCCTAGTTGGGGTTTGGAAATCTGCGACAGGTTCCCCGCTGTCGCACCGGGTGTCGTCCGCTAAATCAAGTGCTCCATAGACCTCCTTACCCAAAACAGCTTCAGTTTTGCAGCAGGCAAAGATGGCGGGCCTGCCAGCCGCCACGCTTCGGTATGTCGTTTGGAACCCCTTCAATCGGGGTAACGTCACGGAATGGATTTCAGTTCACTGGCGAGCCCAAAAAACGGCCAGTCCGTGAGGAGTCGGACTGGCCGTCTGCACGAGTTAGCGTAACAACTCGTTGGGGAGATCATAAATATCAGCCCTGCCGTTCGCAACAGCATTCCCAGTCGCTGCCGCAGATCCTGCAGTATCCATCTGCCAAAGAGTCGAAAATGTGGACTCGAGAATCGCCTGGAATGATCGGCAGGTAATCCCGCAGCAGGCCCATCAAGATCATCGCATCCTCCATTGGATTTTCTGGCAACGAGTCATCCTTGGCGAACTCCGCCATCAGTTCTTTCAGGCCCATGCGATGCTCCTAAGAACCCGCATCCGTGCGGGCAACAGGCGATCCGTCGCTTTCGCGAGGCTCGAACTTGTTTTTCAACTTTTGATAAATGTCCATTTCGATGGATTCCCAGCATCGAATCCATTCCACCGGAGAAACCTGGTGGTCTGTGAGTTCCAGAAACCCATTCGAAAACAAGATAGCGGCCGGCTCGAATCCATCTCCGATGCTTCTGAACACAGCATCTCTCAGTAGTCCGGGCGGAATAAACTCCGTCAGGAATTTCCCGTCAGGAATCTTTCCTTGGTTGCGAGCTATTTCGTTCAGCGCATCGGCGGTCGCAGCATGGCACTTCGCAGCATAAAACAGGCTCTTGATCGTATCACTCAACGGAACCTGTGATGCGCCAGTGTAGATCTGCACAAGCATTCGTTTCTTTCTAATCAGAAAGGAAGGTCTTCTTTCTTCGGCCAAGGCAGGTGCCACCGAACAATGCCAGAATAGTTCTCGGGATTGGTCCGCCTCCAGTCGCAGATCGCGAGCGACAGAAATCGCTGTAGATTCAGCAACGGGTACGCATACCAGCCACAGTAGACACCATCACAGAGTTCTTCGAAAAACTCTTCCAATTCGCCAGACAGCAGGTAAAGCCAGAGTGCCGCCTCCAAGCCAAGCCAGCCAGTTTCTTCGTGCTGAATCCGCCCGACGATCTCTGGCGGCTCTTTCGGAGGGAACCAAACGCGAGCCATCGGGACGTGGAACACAAACCCGCCCCACTCCCATCGCTCCAAGAAGCACCAGAACTCAGAATAAATCCCGGTCCCGCCACACCGTCGGCACAGCGGGCCGCATGACTCTTCGTATTCGCCCCAGCATTGATTCACGATGTGCTGCACTTGGCCTTTCGTTCGCGTGCCGTATCGGTGCAAGAGTCGCTTCTTGACATCGTAGAAGCGAGATCGGTTTCCGTAACGGCAGCGGTTCGCCAGATTCAGAAGTTTCGCAAGGATCATTTGTCCACCAAAATGTTGAGGAGTTGTCGAACCTGGCTCATTGTCTTGATGTGCGAAAGGCGATGATCGCCGACAAAAAAGAGATCACTCGAGTAGACCACGCCGGCGACGGAGTGCCACATGGTGCCTTCGTCGTCAATCTCATTGAACCCAAGTTGCCGCAGTTTCTCCGCGTCAATGCTCTCGTCGTACGGCTGGTCAAGCACTTCGCGGCGATGAATTCCGATGTTCGCTTGAGCCTTGATCCCAAGGCGAACCCCAGAACTCCTCTGGCCGACATTGACGATCTCGATCGGTTCGGTCAGCACATCCCCAGCCTTACCAAGGATGATCGACTCATCCAGTTTTCTCGTCAACACAAGCATGCTTGCACTCCTTTGCTGCTTCTACAACCACTCTTGTT